GCCCTTGGCCTCGGCTGACGCTTGCCCGGCTTCCTCGATCTTGTTGCTCGCGAGTTGAGCGTCGAACACTGCCACCGCGCCCTCGAGCGCCTTGGCGTGTTCCTGCCCTGACAACACCTTCGCCGCGATCGACTTGATCACGGCCGGGTAAACATCCGAGGCGAGGATCGGGGCAACGGCTTCCATTCGCGCTTTGATCTCGTTTTGCGCGGTCGCCGTTTTGTCGAGCATCGCCTCGAGCTCGGCAATTCTGGCCTCTAGCTCTTTGCTCATTGTGGACTCCATTTCGGCCGCGCAAAGCGGCGCCTCATTGTCGGCCGTGGCGTCATGCCCGGTCGTTCGCACTATTTGGTCACCGACAGCTTTCGAGCCCGGGAGCGAAGCGCTCGAGCTCGACCCGAAACCGTCGATCACTTCGTCGATCATTCCCGCGGAGAGGGCGCTAGGCTTCGACCCGTCAGGGTCTACCGCGATCAGCATGCGACCGCGGCCAAACGTCGTTCTAACGGTCTCCGCGCTCACGCCTCGGCCTTCGGCTATCCGCGCGATAAAGGCGCGCTCGAGCGCGTCGACCTGGTCTTGAATGACAGCGCGGCCGGCCTCGGTCCCGAGGTCGGGCCGTTTGTCCGGAGCGTTGCGCGAGACCACAGTCACCACGCCGAACCGGCGATCTCGGTCGGACCTATCGATCGCCACGGCAACCACGCCGATCGAGCCGGTTAGGTTAACGGGACTCGTCGAGACGATCCGGTCGGCCGCGCTCGCGAGCCAATAGGCCGCGCTCGCGACGTTGCCAGTGTTGACCGCGGTAACAGGTTTAGTCGCTGCAGCTCGAGCAATCGCGCCTCGAGCCTCGTCGACTCCAAAGACCTCGCCGCCGGGTGAGTCGATAGCCAGCCGGATCGAGGACACGGCTGGATCTCCAATCGCCTCGACGAGCGCCTTTTCAATGTCGCCGTAGCTCGTCCCGCCGAGCCCGAGGAGCTCGTCGAGCAGGTCGGGCCCGGCCTTGGAAAGCATGCCCTCGATCGCGATCGTCGCGACACCGCTCGAGACCGAGAGGATCGACGACTCGCGACGAGCCATGCCGAGGAAAAACGCCTCGTGCTTTGGGTCGATGTCGGTGAGATCGAACCGCTCGCGACGAGACAAGTAGTCGATTACCGCTGTCTCTTCGCAGGCCCAGATCTGATAAAGCTCGTCGCTCATTACACGTCGACCCTGACGCTACCGGCCGCGCCATGCGCGTAAACGTAGACGTCTATCCCAGCGGCCGCCGTGATCGTGAAAGTCACTTCTGGAATCACGACGGCCTCGGCAAGCGTGGTCGGCGCAGCCTCACCAGTTGCGCGATACGTTTGCGAATACTGGCCGGGTGCCTTGCTCAATATGTGGACCTTGCCGGCCGTGACGTTAGTTACGACCTTGGTCCACGCGTCTTTCGTGCAAGCTGTCACTGCAGGGTTAGCCATTGTCGTTCCCTTCGTTCTTGTCCTCGTCGCTCGTATCGTCCTGCTCGTCCTCACCGTTGCCGCCGCGGACCGGTTGCGGCGGCGCGACCACGGGCGCGCTTCCCACTTTTTCCCACGGCGGGATCGGGTGGTTCTCGTATTGCCTCGCGAGCCTGGCCACGTTTTGCTTGTAGCGCGAACCCGAGAAGTTTTGCGCGACAGCGTCGAGGCTTTGCGCGCCGAGCTTGACGTAGAGCTCGTCAGCCTTGGCGGTCTTTGCCGGATCGATGTTCGGCATAGGCACACCGGACCACGCGCATTGAGTCCACGCGGACCGGAGCGTGGGATCCGAGAACCCTCTCGCGATGACGCGCCCGGCGGCGATCTCGCCCCAAAGCCACGACGAATAAACGGCGTCGAGGAAATCGGCCGCTTGCTCGTCACGCCAGATCTGAGCAACGCGCCAAAAGAGCATGAGGCTTGCCCTGCTGGCGCTGTAGTTCGAGTTGAAGCGCATGAGCACCACTTCTATGGGGATCGAGTTGCTCGCGCTCAGATAGGCCGCGAACGCGTCCACGAACCCGTCGAAGTTGTCGGCCGGAGCGGTGTTAGCAAAAGGCTTGAGCTTCTCGCCGCTGTCGAGGCCGTAGACCACGGTCGATCCGGGCGTGCCGCTCGCCGCTTCCTCCACGACTTGATACGAGAACTTTGACCCGGTGTCGACCACGCTCGCCGTCGGGCTGACGCTCGAGCTCGGGCCAGTCTTCGCTTGGGTGATCGATTCGAAAACATTGTCGCTCGGGCCGTTGTCGCCGGCCTCGATGCTCAACACGAGCTGCGATTGATTGATAGCTTTCTTGATGTGCGCGGCTTTGAAGTCCGTCAGGTTCTCGAACTCTTGTAGGCAATGACTGAACTCAGGAAAGCCCCTAACCTGATTTGCATACTCGGCGCGGAAACCGTGAATAACCAGCGGTAGGCCATTCGGCGCCGTTGCCGGTAGCCGTTTCGGGACGTAGTCTTTCCCGGTCCACTGGTAATAGTGATATGCGACCTCACGCCCGTATTGATCTCGCTCGATGCCAGAATCCAAATAGTGGTTGAACCCGACCGTGCTCGTGAGACCGGCGGTCCCCTGAATGTCATTCGGGTCAATGAAACCTATTTGGAGTGGGTTCAACAAGCCGCTTTGCGCATCGTAATAGATCCGCGCGAAATACTCGCCGTCTCTCACTTGGCTCATATGAGCGAAGCGCTGCAGCTGATAGAGGTTCATGTTGCCCGAGACGTCGACGGACTTTTGACGGGCCCACGCGTGAAACCGATCAGATACGCTCTCGCTCCAGTCCACGGACTCGTCCTCGGTCAGGCCGAGGATCGCCGCGGCTGGCTCGGGAACGAGCCTTAGACCACGGTCGACGACTGAGTCGGCGAGCCGTGTGACCATGGCGCGATATTCGACCGAGTCGTGAATCGCCGATCGCGAGTTCTGCCGGAGCAAGTAGTTGTCGAGAAGCGGGGACACGCCATTCGCCGACAATCCAAAATCCCACTTCGCGCCAGTCCCAACGCCGCCGGTGCGGAGAGCTCCGCGGCTCGGGGCGAGTGTTGCACCGTAGCTCGCCGATCCGGATCCCGGTAACGCGAGATAGGGGTTCGCAAGCGGGTTCGCCTCGCCTTGCTTGATGCCAGAAAAAACCCGCTTGAAAAAGTCGCCGACCTTGCTCAAACCGACCACGCTTTCCGCTTGAGATTTAGATCGACGAGCTGCTTCCCGTCGAGGCGCTTATAGTTCGCCTCGATGCGGTTGACAGCTCGCTCGCGCATGGCGTCCAGCTTTTCAATGTCGAGTTGCGTCACACGCTGCTTTCCCTCGCCGGTGTCGAGCCAAAACTCTTCCGCCTTTGACGTAGTGATCGCAAGTAGCGCGGTGTCGATAGCGGTGACGAGCGCTTCGTCAGCGTCGATACGCGCTTGAAGCCGCGCTTGCTTATCTTCCGAGGGGGACGTCATGACAAAAAATATAGGAAAAAGGATAGACCCGGTCAAACTTAAAATGCTTACGAGAGCATGTAAAGTCTACCTAGTTTTGAATTGCAAAGCGATGGTAATTTCCCATGCAGGAAATAGCATATGCTGAAATTGGATTTTATTTCGCTTAGTTGGCGGGCTTGCGTAGGGTTTGAGAGTCTAGGTACTCGAGGACCTGCTTGTGACGGATCGCCTCGACTTGATGCGCCTTAGCCTTGCGCCGTTTGGCCTCATCTCGGAGCTTGAGCACGAGATTGTCGAGGTAGATATCGCAAGCGCACAAGTTCAACACACGGCAGTCCAAGGCCTCATTTCTGACGCCATTGCCGCACGTGAATGACCCGTCGATCTTCTTTGACTCGGCGGTCAGCATCTTGAAGTAATCATCAGTGTAGTCACGCGGGAATTGAGTTGCTCCCGCGTTCGTCCACTCGTCCTCGCCGCCAAGCCTGCGCTTCGTGGCGTTCAAGTTCCGGTACGTGTGGTTCTTGTAGTAATTCGTGCTGATCGTGAACAGCACGATCTGACTCGTGCCCACGCTCGAACGCTTGTACTTCCTCGCGTTCAAGGCGTCCATGACATCGTCATACTCTAAGCTCGCCGCCATGTTCTTAGCCTTGCGGATCCACTGGTAGCCCTTGCTCGGAAACGTGTTGTCCCACGTCGAGCAAAACTCATAGACCACGCTCGTGAGCTCACCGTCACCGGAGTCTACCAGGGTGAGCTGTACCGGAAAAGGTCGACCGTCGGCGCGACGATAAAATTCGAACCCACCGGCGGCGACGAACTCGGCGAGCGCTTGCCATGCTCCGCCGCTGACGTCAGTAACCGCACCCTCGAAGCGTCGATAGAGGATCGACCAGGTCTTGAACCCC